GAGGGAGACCATGAGGATCTTGAAGGCGAAGAAGAAGTCCTCCGTCTTCTTCTCCATGAACGCGGACGCGTCGAAGTGGGCCCCGGGGTTCGTGATGGAGAACTTCATGTACTTCGTGAACGAGTGGACGATCCCGGACGAGATGAAGAACCTCTTGTTGACGATCATCTCGTCCTTCTCCTCGAAGAAGATGCTGGTGCCGGACGAGTTGAAGAGGAAGTGGGAGAAGAAGGACAAGTTGGAGAAGGAGTTCTCCGAGGGGATCGAGAGCTTCAGGGAGATGAGCTACGAGCACGCCTACGTGGTGGAGGTGCAGTCCGGGATGGGGCAGGGGATGTTCCACTACTTGAGCAGCCTGTACCACTGCGTGATGAACGACTACACCGAGGAGATCATCAAGACGGTCTTGTACAGCACGTCCAGGACCACGATCAAGGAGAAGTGCATGCTGTCCTCCGACGACGAGACCAGGATGACGATGATGGTGTTCAACAGGGGGCCGTCCGAGTCGGAGGAGTCGATCAAGAACTACGTCATGATCTTCGACTTGATCAACAGGTTGTGCAACATCCACATCAACTGGAAGAAGTCCGGCTTGAACTTCATGATCACGGAGTTCAACTCCCTCTTCTCGGTGGGCAAGAGGATGGTCTGGGCCACGATCAAGGACCTGTACACCTCCAACTCCATCCCGGACTTGACGGCGCCCGAGGAGGCGGTGAACCAGATGTTGTCCAACATCAGGAGGTGCATGGAGCACGGGGTGTTCCTGACCACGATCGACATCATGTTGCAGATGGCCAGGAACCAGCTCAAGCAGTACTACAGGATCTCCCCCCCCATCGTGATGATGCTGATGAAGGAGCTCAACTGCAAGGAGGAGGACCTGCCGGCGAACTTGGGGTTCGTGCCCACCACCATGCCGGTGGAGACGTTGTTGTACGGCCACGAGGTGCACATGTTCAAGTCGACCAACTCCAAGGAGTTGATGAACTTCTACAACAACTTGTACACGGCCAAGACCAACAAGGACCCGAAGAAGGCCAAGAAGGTGGTGCCCTTCTCGGAGGAGTCGAAGGGGAAGTTCTGGTTCGAGTTGCCCATGAGGTTGGACAAGAGGTTGAAGGAGCTCAAGAAGGACTTCTTCGACAACAAGATCTCGATGACCTTCGAGAACATCGTGGAGTCCATGGACAAGAACGCCTTGAACGTCAACTTGTGCAAGAACGACTACAAGTCCTACAAGCAGTTCGTGAAGGAGTTCTTCGTGGGGATGAACAGGAAGTACGAGTTCCAGGAGACCATGGTGGTCCACTCGTTGGTGAGGGCCCTGCAGATGTCCAAGTCCAAGGGGAACACGTACCCCAGGTCCAAGAGGGAGATCGAGATCGAGATGGAGATGGAGGAGAAGAAGAAGAAGATGGAGAAGGTGAAGGACGACCTGAAGGACTTCGAGATGGTGGAGGACGAGATCAACAAGTTGTACGAGGAGGTCGACTCCTACAAGATGGACATCTTGGGCTTCGTGAGGTTCATCATGAACATCCCGAAGAAGGACACCAAGGAGTCGGCCATCTACATGTACAAGGGCTTGTCCTACATCGCGGACAACCACATGGAGATGATCGAGAACTTGAAGAACATGAACATCTCGTACAAGTACAAGCACCCGACGATGAAGACCATCAGGTTCTACTCGTCGGACATCGGGTCGTCCATCAAGAGCGAGGAGTTGCTCAACCACCTCTTCGACCCGAACCACGAGTCCGGGAACTTGGTCTTGAAGTTGTTCGAGGACTTGTTGTACATCACGAACACGTCCGACAGGAAGCTGATCTACAGCAACCCGTTCTTGTTCTTGGAGAAGTTCATGAACTACACGGAGCTGCCCTTCAAGTCCTTCAAGGAC